AAAGCATTATAATTACACCCCTTAAGCCCCGGGGTTCCCTGAAAATCATTAAATTGGTTTATCTGCCTATTTTAAATCATCACTTTACTATCTTAAAGAACCAGTAGTTTCTCTCCTTTAAAGTACCTAGAATTAAAAAGATTTGATGTTTCCGCAGGAAGCGGGCGTACCTAAGGTCCGCAATAACAAGTCTAGTTTAGCCTATCTTATCTTAGTGTTTCTTGAAATCGGTCTTACATGGCGCGTAGGTCCTCTTCTCCATAATCATTTAGGGACGACACTTTAAATATGATTTAGCTGTCCCGTTAAAAAAGAAGGGGGTTCCGACACAATGCCGAGTTTCTTTTGGTTTGTTGTTGTTATTGTTGAGGAATGAGTGGGACACTGAACCCGGTGAGTTCGTGTTCGTATCTCCACTCATAGTCGAAGTCCTCGAATGTGGCGTAGTTGAAGTAAAGCTGCTTGTCTTCAGCAGCCATTCGCACCTCCTGTATCACCTCCTCAAAGACTTTCCTCCCATGTGCATACGCGAAATGTTGAAAATCGCGTATATTGGATTGTAGAGCATCGTAAGGTGTAGCTCCCGTTCGAACCCAGTTGATAAGTTCTTTGGTCGGGAGAAGTTCCATCGCCATGTGCCAGCGATTTCCGATCTCTATGTCTAGGTTAAATCGACATTTGAAGAATTGCACGTGTTCTATGTCACTCCAATCGCCGAAACCTAGTCCCGCCTGTTTTTGCGGCGGTATGAACCCAATTCCATGGAACTTCCAGACATCAGCTATGTCTGTAGGTGAAATTTCTGCTGCGATGTAATCACTAACACTCTGAAGTTGATCATCTCCTCCGATAGCATATCGGAGATGTTGGTGTAGTGTGTGCAGTTGGAGTAGTTTGAGCCACTCCAAAATTTCTTCCTTAGGTCTCCCTTGTGCAACCATCCCGTCAAGGACGTTCCGGATGCACTCGAGAAACACAAGCAAAAGCCGGAGGATGTGTCCTCCAGTATTGCCGACTGCTGTGAGAAAGTGCCCTGATGGCATTCCGATGGTGCAAACGTAGACAACTCGTCCACATATGTGTACTCTCCAAATGATGGACAGTCCGACTGTCATCGTCTCGTAGTAGTCGCATTGAGTTAGATAATGTTTGACCCAGTTAGTAGCGACCCAAACAATATCGTAAGCGGTCTCGTAATCGTATCCTCCATCCCATTTTTCGACGTCTCCATCACTGATGTTATTGCCGAC